AATGCAACCGGCATGGCCGCTTCTCCTTATGAGGTGATGCCCGTGAGTACGTTGTAAGTCCAGTTATTGGGCTTAACGACTACGATGTTGAAGAACTGCGCCGATGAAGCATCGGTGCCAGGAGCACCCGGAGGTCCGACGTTGGCCAGCGTATCAATAAATCGCCACGGCGCGCTGGACAAACCAGTCACACCCTGAGACGACGAAATCGTCGCCTGTGAGATGCCGGTCGTGGTGTTAATGCCGAGACCGCTGTTGTGGAAAAGCAGATCGCCGGTGGTATTGGATGAAGTGATATTGGCGCTGGAGACCTGCGCGATATAGAGCAGATCCGGATGCGTCTGGACATAAGCCGTAACCGGATTTGACGATGCGGCGCCAGCACCGGACTGATAGTTGTTGCTCCATACCACCCGACCTACGGTCGGCGAGAAGAACTCACAGCCGTTAAAGACGCCGAGCGGAACCGGCGCTACCGAGCTGCCGGCATAAAGCGTAACGACGCCTGGGAATTGCGAGCTTTGCGCAACGAGATCGCCGGTACCAAAGTTGTTGGCGTCGGACGAATTGATGAAAAATCGCTCCATACCGTATGTTGGCGGAGAGCCATCGAGCATGCGGTATGGACGATAACCAAAGGGGGCATTGGTATTGGGCATGATGGCTCCTTATCGACTAGACTGCGTTAAACCTCGCAGCTTTAGTCAGTGAGACCATCACACCTGATGGGACAATCTACTTGGCCGAAACCTCGGCACTGAGATCCTATACAGGACCCCTTTATTCCTTCGGCACGTCAATTCGCTCGAAGGACTTATTAATACGATTGGACTTTACTGCAGAAGGATGATTCGCGTCAAGCGAGACACCTTCCAGACCACCACCGGTAAATTGCATTTCCTTGGCAAGGAGCTGCTCACGCGCTCGTTTCAGCTCAACCGCCCGTGCATGTTCGGTTCGCTTGATATGCCTGGCCATCAGCACCAAGGTACCGTCATAACCGATCTCCTTGGTGTCGCCTTTGGCAGCATAGAGCCCGTCAAGCGCACTATTAAAGTACCAAGGAAAGACCGGCTGCCAGCCGCCACGTTCAGCATTGGCTCGATTCATCGGATCTGGTTGCCCGTTGATTGCCACCCGCACCCAGCGAAAGCTCAACTCCGCCGGTAACTTGGCCAATAATTCAGGAGAAAATTGCAGTGGACTTTGTGTATCCTCAGCCATTGGATCGAGAGTATCGGCCCAAACCGGTTCATCATGTGGGTGCTGTCGCTTTGGCTCTCGCTCAATCGGCGATGGTTCCGGTGGGCGTTCTATTGGACTGGCCGCAACCGGCTTACGTGGCCCTCTCGGCTTACCCTTCGGCCAACCTCGCTGTTTAACTGGCGCCGTCGCTACTGGGTTATCTTCGGTCATTGGGTGTTCCTTTTATATTGACCGTTGGCCTCCAGCTGCCGCAACTTCAACACCTGTCGAGCATATTCGGCCGGAGTAACACCGGAAATCCTGGCAGCCTCAACCTGGTCGGCCGTCAATTCGACACGCTCATTCTGCTGCCGAGTGGCCGGAGTCTCACGAGAAACTGGTGCGCTCACGATACTGGTCCTTCTCGGTTCTGGCGGCGGAGATGGTTCGGAAGCAGTAAAGCCAAATTCGCTGTCCATCCGCCGATATGTTTCCGGGTTATCCAGCCTAAGACCATACTGCTGCTCCAGATATTGCACCGCACGAAACACTTTGGCCCGGTTGTGGTCGGTAGACATCAGCTCACGATGGTCCCTGGCCCAATCCTTGGCAATCTGCGGAACCTGCCAACTATTGATCTCTTCGTCGGAGCCCAATGCGTATTGCGGCCGCTGTTGCTGCAGCGGTGGTTGAGTCTTAGCCCGTTCCTCTTCCTGCTTTAATTGCGTCTGGAATCGTTCCTTTTCGAACTCCAGATTCTCCCGCCGCATAGCCGCAACGGCAGCCTTCTTGCCGGCCTCTCTTTTGGCGGCAAGGTCGCCATCCTGCTCGGCTTTCTCATAAGCATGATCGGCAGCCTCTTCGGCTTCCTTTTGACCCTGGATTGCCAGATCGTAACGGTCTAATTCACCTTGTTGATATTGCTTATATTGCTCCACTCGTTCCCGAGCCATGTCCTGGAGCTGACGGTCCTTACCATCGATCTGACCAAGCAAATATTGAATACGTTCGGCACTTTCATCTTTCTTGGGAGGCTCAGCAGGCTTGGCTTCGACTTTAGGTTCCAGCTTAGGCTTAACCTCAACCTTTGGTTGGGACTCGACAACCTCAAGCTCCGGCTCTTCGGCTGATTGCTCGGCAACAGACTCACTGTCGAACAGCTTGGCTTCATCAGGCGGCTGAGCCGATGGCACGCCTTCCCGCATATCCGGCACGACTTTACGTGGTCTACCGCGTGGCATGGTTGCCTCTCCTAGAATACAATATTCGGATCCATGGCTCTGCCGGTTATACTGGCATCGCGAATAATACGGCAGGGATATCCGTTGACCTGCTGCTGTCTCGTCTCGTTGACACTATAAGTAACCCAATCACCGACTCCGCATTTAATACTAAAGGAATAATCCGCCGTATCCTTAAAAGCTTCCGGCCCGAGCTGGAGAATTAACCCAACCTTGGATTGCCACATATCCTCTTCGACATTGCTCTCGGGACGGATAATGCCGCCGGAAGTCTTTTGTGGCCGAAAATAGGTCGCCATCAGCACCCAATTATGGGTGACTTCATAGCCTGAGTGGTCGCCGATAAGATCTAAAATGGCTCGTTTAGGGTTTTTAGAATTGGCAACAATATCGATAGCTTTATGCGGTACGACGACTCCCATTAACCTTCCTCCGCTTCAATATCATCAGCTATTTTCAAGACTGCCCGCATACCCGCCACAAAACCAGTCTCAAAGCGATAGTGCGGTAAATCAGTACAGCTTCCGCCTGATATAGCTGCACTCCTGGCTTCTGCTTCCTCTTCAACCTTGGCCCGCAATATTGAGTGAAATCGACTGCGTGCCATCAGCTCTCCTTCTTTGGCTTACCGGTTTTGGCACCGTAAGCATGGATCTTCTGCAGCCGGCCTACCCCTGATTCCGATCCGGCCTTGATATTCTTGACGCTTGCCATAGTGCCGATCTTGCCGCCACGGGCAAGTTTCTTGACCTTACCGCCACGCTTGAACGGTCGACCACCAGGCATACCACCGGGAATTCCACCACCTGGCGGTCCGCCAGGCGGCAAACCCGGAGGCAATCCTGGAGGCATACCTGGAGGCATACCTGGAGGGCCGCCCATCATTGGCGGTCGCGGCGGTGGTGCAGGACCACCCGGCATTGGTCCGGCTGGACCGGCAGCACCGCCGCCGTCACGGCCATGCGGAGATACAATGGCAATATTGACCTGATGCTTACCGTGATCCTTGGTGCGGCCGCCACGGGCATACTTATCGAGCCTACCGCCATGCTTGTGGCCGGGCGCTCTGGCCTCTTTGGCTTCATGCCGGGCAATCAGGTTCTTAAACAACTTTTTGTCGGCCGCCGCATCAGAATGAGGATGGCCGCCGGACTTCATGATATGGCCAACCCGCTTCTTGGAAACGTGGTGAGCACGATGTTCTTGAAAGGGATGGGCCATGACTACCTCGGCTTTCGCTTGTCTAGATCGCCATGATCGAAAGTAGGGTATGGCGATTCCTTGCCTTTGCCACGGACCCAACCGTCAGCATCGACATGATCAGAGATCTTCTCGTCGTGAAACTGATTGGCTTGCTGATCCGGCGCCGGACTGACCGGTAGGCTACCGGACTTCTCACCGCCATAGCGAGCCTTGGCGGCGCCGCGTCCCCAAGCCTGGGTATCTTTAATTTTCGCCATGTCATGTTCCTTCTATCATGTTCCTAGACATCAGTAAATTGCAGCTTAGTGATGCCGTTCACACGCGGCCCTCGCGTGCTCTAACGAGGCATGCGCGCCTTCGATATCGACGTGGCCATATTTAGAGTCATGAGGATCATGATAGCGCCGCGGCCTAACCATAGCATGGTAGGCGCCAGGATGCTTCTGATCAAAAGCAATATGGAAGATACGGTCGCCATCGTGGGCGATCCAGCTATCCTTTTTGGAAAACAATGACAGAGGATCTTTCAACCAGGACAGCATGATGATCATCCGTTAGTGAACGTCAACGAAAAGATGTCGTGAACTATACTCGCCGGATTCATTGGATCGGCCCTGAAATTAAACTGAAGCTGGCTCGGATGCACAATATCGGCTCCGGCATCGTAAACCGTAAAGGTCGTAGCGGGTCCATGTATGCCGTAACTTACTGTAAAATTACCGGCAAGAACATTGGCGCTGACAATTATGGGAGGAATATTATGGAACTGTGAGCCGTCAAAAATAGGATTGCCCGAGTTATCATAGCCGCCCGCCGCATAAGCTCCGATAGAATTGTTGGCCGCAGTGCCAATGGGGGCAAATATACCTACAGGAATTACAGGGTTCTCGTTAACCCATAGAGAATTCGCAAAAGGCATACCCCTATCATCATTACGATATTGGCCGAGGAATATTGAAAAAATGCGCTTACTGCTGCCATCAACCAACTCCATAAATATTGCCGAAAATTGGTGAGTCGCTGAGGACGCATCCCAAAAGCCGCTACTGCCCAAATTGCCGACTACCGTCAATGTCCAATTTCCAGTTCCAACTCGCGGCGCTGCTTTGGATATTGACCATGACGAAGCTGGAGCAGTTTGAAACGTTCCTAGATACAAGTCCGGACTCACATGCGAATCGGCAATAACCATATTGGTACAAACAATCCATCCGGCACTGCCATTGCCATTTAGCGGATCGCTGCCCGGCCAAGTTCCAACATTGCTTGTTGGGTTACGCACCCAGCCTGCTGAGTTGTTCGGCAAGTTGTGGTTGTAATACGGTAGTCCAGCCAGCATATCGCTGCCGGTAGTCGATGGCGGGACATAATTGGCTGAATTCCAATTTACGGTCGCATAGTTATTGAAAAAGCTAATGCTGCTGGCATTGGCAACATGCCAACGATGTATCCCGGAATGCACCCATTCTTCACTGTGATAAACATATGTATTATTGCTGTCCGCATATGCGATCCCACCACTAGCCACATTGCCTGCGTGTCCCGGCACGCCCCACCAAAAGTCCGGGGCAGCATGCGGACCATATATCGTTTGCAAGTTTGAAAATTCTGGCGCCCCAATTACACCTACACAGGTCCCGCCCCCGCATGCTTGACCAAAGTGACCGATTGCCAACCCACTCTGGTGCCAATGTATCCATCTGTTGGTTTGGCCGCCGTTCCATACTTCGCCACGAACAGAACTAAAGAAGTCGGACTTGCCGGATTGAGCAAGAAAGCTGCCCTGGAAATTATTGGTTGGGGCTTGGTTGCCGCCAGTGATCGTATATGGCGTATCCGGAAAGTACATCGCTTTACCAAGGTTGCCAGACAGCGGGCCTTGCTCAGGGTGAATGCCAAAACGCCAACGGCCAGTCGCATCCACGCCTACAATACGGTTGGTATTCGTCCAAGTGCCGGACCCGGTTGCTGGACTAGGGCGCGATATAAACGTCGGATATATACCATTCTGTAATTGACTCGTTGGACTCGCAAATACTTCAAGGGCTGGATATTGCGACGGCGTTAGCTGACTTGTTATAAAAGATACCCATCCAGTAGGCGTTGGCCCAGGAGCAAAGGTGAATGCGTCGGTAGTTGGATCGCCAGCCCAAGTCGGATTGCTGCTACCGTCAAACCCAGTAAATGGATTAAGATATTGAGTGCCGCCGCCCGGAGCGCCGAAGCTGGGCGTCTGCCCGGACCCCATCATGGAGTACATATTCATCGTAGAGGGATCAATGACATTGCGAAAACTAAAAGAACTATTAGTGTTGCGCAGTCCAATTCCCGGCTGGAGTTCAAAAAAGTATTCAGCCTCACTACCGGTGCTTATGCGTATGACACCGTAAGTCTTCCCGTTGCTGTAAACACCAAAATAGAGGAGAAGCGTAAACACACTGTTAGTGTTAAACTCCGGGTGGGCAAGAAGATAATTTCCCCAATTGTTGGTCAGAGTCCAACCACCGCCGCTTGGCGTAAATGGTTTGGAATAGTCGATCTTCCACTCCAAATGATAAGCAAGTATCCGAGTGGGGTCGCCATGACATACCTGCTGTGAATAGCAGGTCGGCATATACGCTACCGTTTCGATGACGGTCGGCGAGTTTCCGGAAGAAAAATGCAGATTGCGCCAATTGCCACTGTCCCCCAGCCACCACGACCCATCCGGCGCAAAACAAATATACGCACCCAAATTAGTGCCTAACCCAGTGGCCGGACTAACAAACATGAATTTGTCATTGGTAACAGCTGGACCGTTAGAATAGCCTCCGGACTGACCAAACACGCCGGAAGTGCCAAACGCCGTTTTAACGCTACCGTCGCTGGTGTTGTAAGCCCGAACTTGGTTAGTGTTGACATCCGCCAACAATAGCGTTGCGCCATCAGGCGAGATAGCCAGCCCTTGGTTCGTGATCGGCCCGGTGATCTGAACACCAGTCGTTGTGATAAGACCAGTGAGCGGAGCAATAGTGAACTTCTCGGTGATATTGTGGTTAGTGGACCCCGTAGCGCCCCCATAATTTATCCATAGCTCGTTGGCGTTTACCGGATTACAGCATCCACAAAATGCATTGACTGGTGATGTAAGAGTAGTGATCGTCGCGCCGGATACTTTATCGCAAACTGTAATTGTCTGGGCAGTAGAAGCAGGATGAAAAACATATACATAGCCGGTAGCTGCGTATTGCGCCGCAATACCAGTAGTAAAACCATTGCCATCGCCTGCGGTATAAGCACCAAAAGAAGCGCCGGAATTCAAGCCTTGATGGGTGCTGCCGACAACAGCTCTGTTCGGCATCGTAGCATCACTCTGGAAACTCATAAAAACATTAGTGCCATCAGTGCAAATAGACCCGCTAAAATTACCCGCCCAGTCGACTACTCCCGGCTGCTCAAAGGTGAATGGGTAATTCGGCCAAAGCTCTGGAATGAAAGCGTGCTGCATATCGGCAGTCGTGGTGAAAAAGCACGGAAACCTCTTTTCATGGTAATTGTTGTTGAAATAAACATCTCCTGCATTGGTAATTGCCATTCCCCATATCGGCGTTGTGCCGCCGATATAAGTAAAGGCACCTAGATAATTCGCCGGCTTGTAGTGATCTGGACAAGTATTACCGGCCACACCATCCCACGTATAAGTGCAATTATTCCCCACTATGCCAATGCTGTAGGTTCCCGTGGGAGCAATAGTACCGTCGTCAAGAACGCCATCCCAGGACGCGGCAGCCGCTGTTGGCGTTGCGGCTCGTGGGTCATTTACTTGAGTTGACCATATCGTCCGCACCAATTGATTTTGAGAATTGAACACCCCAGCTGAACTAACGGCGCCGAATGTCGTAGTCGATTGAACCAACTGACCGCTACTGCCACTAAACAGCGCATCACCACTGTAAGTAGCCAGGATAGTATGCATTGCCGCGACAGCAAAGGTGGCGGTAGTGCTGGCCTGGTAGAGACCGCCAACAAGCAGCAGTGGCGCAACACCCAGTGTCGTGCCGGCGGTCACATCAACAAAAGTGACAGTACCAGTCGGACTGCCGCCACCGGCACCAACGGTCGCCGTGAAGGTCACGATCTGGCCAACTACGCTCGGATTGGCTGACGACATCAATGTCGTCGTTGTCAGATTAATCGGTCTGCCCGGACCGCGATCGGGAATTAAAATATTTTGCCCGTGGCCCTCATAGCTTAGCAGATTTTGCCCGACGCGCCCTTCATCGAGTAGCAGATTTTGCCCGACGCGCCCTTCATAGAGCAGCAGATTAGGTGGACTAGCCACCAGACTTATCCGTCTTACTTGACTTTACCCTAGCCAACGCTCGGGCGGTCTCGACCTTGGCCTGACTCTCGGCTCTGGCGGTTTCCAACTTAAGTTGATGTTCTTCCTGCATATGGCGAAGCTTGATCTCATGCTCCTGCTGCGCCCGGCGCATGGCGGCTTCATGGTTTTGTTGTTCCATTATTAGCTCAGAAGCGGATTTCTGCCGCTCACGATGAGCCTCATGCGCCGCCTTCGCCTGCTCGACTTGCAACTCATGAGCGGACTGAACCATGCCACCGCGCAGTTCATGCTGCACCTGCAAGGCATCCATCTGTATGTCTTGCTGCGCCTTGGCCCGATCGATCGCCATATCCTGGGCCGCCCGGTTCTGATCGACCTGCATGTCGTGAGCGTGGATAATCATCTCCTTCTGCAGATTCATCTGCGCGATCTTCTCCTTGGAAGCGCGGTCTGCCGCGCTTTCCTGTAGCTTGCCCTGCTCGGTTTGCGCCTTCTGCTGAATGGCAATCATGCGTGGATCTGGCGGCTCCGGCGTCGGCGTCGGGGCAAACAGGCCCTGCGGATCAATATCGGTAATTCGCATCACCCGCATATCTACGGCTGTCGGATCATAAAGCTGCGGCGATGCAGCCTGTAGGGTTTTAATGATTTGGGCCTTGGCTGCTCGGTGTAACGTCGTCGGGTTGTTTGGGTCGGCAACTGGAACGAGCTCGCAGTTGTTGAGGGCTTGGACGAATTGGTCTTTTTGCCAAGGGAGGGTGGGGTTTTTATTGTGCCGCCAGAAGGCTTCTGGATCTTCACGGAACCTCTCCTTTAAGAGCTTAAACTCTTCAGCTTGCGCCGCATGCAGGCGCTTATGCGCGCTGTCCATGATCTTAGACGCCTGTTCAATAAGCGCCAGCGTGGTGCCAACCGGAGCATCCTGTTTACCCTCGCCAACCTGAATATTGGCCGTTGACGCCAACCGACGGCCGACTTCCTCGACATGAGTAATGAATTGGGTAAACGAAGCCCCCGGCTCCTTGTAGGGCAAGGGCATGATGGCGTCCTGAATACGCGGTACTACCCCGGTATCGATCGCTACGCCAGTTCCTGGTGCCACTCGAAAAGTATTAGTATTTTGTCGTCCTGCTCCTTTGGCGAACAAGAATCCTGGGAAGTTGCCGAACATCCCGGCGTCGATAAGGAGTCGCCAAGCAGCGGTGAGAGCATTGGTCGTGTTACCGAGAAGATGCACATAGCCAAGACCATAAAAACCCAGACCACGAACAAAAGGATATTGCACAAAAAATTGCTTGGCCAGGGACTGGTCGTCGTCTTCGGACCAGTTGCGACGCAGATCAAGGACTTGCCTGGAATCCTTCTCGATTGTAACCCGATAGGGTAACGGAACGCCCTTGCCCTTGAACTGTTTCGGTGCATACTCATCGAGGTCCAGCTCACAATACACCTCGTATACTGTATAATCCAAGTCCTCAGGCCGCCTTTGGGCTTCACGATGACCGGCAATGTTTTCCTTCTCTTTATCCAGCGCATCCTGTTGTGGCCATTGCGGCGTCATCAGATCAACGTCACGATAGACTCCCATAATCTGCATGCGCTTAAGGATCGATTTACGCATTTTAATTCGATGCGTAACCCGACCACAATTACGGAGCTCCGTTGCCGCATTGGAAATGATGAGATCTTCAGCATCCACGCTCTCGGAAACCGGACGTTGCCGAAGTGGGCAGTTGTAGACCTTTTTGAATCCATCGCCGCCAAAGCCGACATAGAACAACATGCGGTCAGTGTCCGGATAATATTCCGTAGCGACCGCCGTCAGGTAATGGTTCATGTCCTTTTCGAGCGCCTGCGACAGCTCATCCTTAGACTGCAGGCTTTCGGCTAGCTGCTGGGCAGCTGATGTGTCCTGATTGGTAGCCGCCGGCGGCATCGGCATGTCGTTGCGGACCTTGACCGGCCCGGCTGATGGCAGCAGCTCGGCCCTTGCTGTTGCCTGAAACGACACCGTGGCCTCAAGCAAGAGGGGATGACGCACAACCGACATCCCCTCCAGCGGAGCTGACGACGTACCGGCGTCAGTCCTTGGTTTCTCCAACTTGAGTCCCAGGAGCATCACACCGTGCTTGCGGGTGTCGATCCATTCCTTGCGGGAGGTTTCGTCGTTTTCAATACCTCGCAAAAGGTCGTTAGCAATGGTGGACAGCTCACCGCTATCCATCTTAAGAGCCAGATTAGCGTCAAATTCACTATGATCAGATTTATCCTTTGGCTCATCGGCATTAAAGTCGATTGTTACAGAACCGTCGGGGTGCTCGACCTGGATGGTATTATCGCCAAAGGCGATGTGCTGATCGCCCTGGGTCCCGAACGGAACGACATTCTGGGGCAGGCTACCAGTGCGAAGAGGCGCCATAAGTATCGCTCATAAAGTGCGGTTCTCTCAGTGTGTGCGGCTCAAACTGAATATAGCGGTATCGACTGGCCACGATACATCTTTTCTTCCTCGTTCACCAGTTCCGCTTCTTCCCGACGTAAAGCAAAGCCAGTATCGCGCAGATAACGAATAGCCATAGAAACACAGTCGACCAAGTCATCGTGCGAACCTCGCGGGAAAACCGAGACTTGATTGATAACTTCGTCGGCCCATTTCTTATCGGGCGCATAGACCATGTTGTCGGCAAAGATGTGCTGAATCGAATGCACCCTGGCGACCTTGTCACCATAACGCTTCGGATCGACCACCTCGATCCCAAGTCGTCCCGATCCACCAACCAGGCGATAGAGCTCTTGTGCCACCGACAGGCCGCTGGCCTTGCCTTCGATGATGAGCCGATCGACCGGGAAACGCGGATGTGGACTTGGCGCCGTCGACATCAAGCAGGTCTGCAGCACCCTTTGCGCTAGATCGAAAAACTCCAGCCGCTCTTGCCAGGCATAGAGCATGATCAGCTTTGGCCGGCTGGATTGTGGCCGAATAACCTGGGACATGCCCTCTCGCGGCAGCCAGAACCTGGAACTTAGATCCTCGGGCAAACCATCGACATCCTCCTTGAATACCCCGAAGATCACCAAGGCGGAGGCATCATTCTCCTTCTTTTCGGTATAGGCGGTATCCAAGGCGGCAATGACGTAATCCAGAGGCGGGTAGGTGTCGTTATTCCAAAGCTGCCAGTATTCCCGCTTGATGATCGAGCCACCGCGTGGTTCCGGGGTCTGCTGGTATTGCCCGGCCCAGGCATATGGTCCCTTATCTCGTTCTAACTCCTGGCAAATTATTTCCGGAAAACGTTCCTGCCATGCCAGCTCGCCCTCTTGTGGGTCCTCCCTCGGGTCGGACCAGCCATAAATTGTCCGGCAATGCCGGGCACTATCGTACCGCATGGGGATCATAAGATGCAAATAACCCATTTCTCGACTTATGGCTGTGCCAGAAACGTCATCCTCGTGAGTCCGCTGTTGGATAACTACAATGGCGCTTTCCTTCTGGTTGTTCAGCCGATCCGGAATGATTTCCGTGAACCACATATTGGTGGTCCGGCGAATCGCCTCGGATTCCATCTCGATGGGATTATTCGGGTCATCGATGATGACGCGGTCGGCCCGCTCTCCGGTGCCGATACCGGCTACGGAAGTTGCGAGTTTCCAGCCCGTTTTATCATTGGCGAATTTAACTTTGGTAAACTGTTCATTGGAGATCCCGAACCGTCGGCCCCAGAATAACTTGTAGCGGTCCGACAAAACGATATTGCGGCAGCGCATATTATCGCGCTCGGTCAGATGGTTAGAGTAAGCGGCGCACATATAGCGCAGCCACGGCCGATCGCATGGCCCCCATTCCCAAGCCGGCCAGAACACGTCCGTCATCAACGACTTGGTAAACCCCGGCGGCACATTAA